ATACAATCTCGTGGTCTCCGACGTGCTCCAGCCTGCCGAGCAAATAACGGGTCACAGTGCACACCAAATAAAGCTGCCCAATTTTCCACCCAAACACCTTCGCCACTGATTTCTTCTTCATATCAATCTCCTTTGTTTGTTGTTTGTTTGCTGCTCTATCGGTAGCACTCCCGCCACCTACCGGCCGCGAGTAATTGTGGACGCATCGAGAGACAGGGGCGGCATTGGCAGCCTGCACAATGCCCTGATGGCAAGGAAGCGACATTGGCGGCAGATAAAGCGGGCTTCTGGAGCCTGCTCTTGCCCCGTGCCGAGCCTGTGCGGAGTGCCGCAGATGGCGGCGCCTTCGATCGTTTGGCGCCAGATGCCGGTCGTGTCTTTGGCGAACATTTCACGGATCCACCGTCAAAGAAGCATCAAGCTCATGCAACACCGCATCTGCTTCGCCTTCTCGTCTCTCATTTTCTGCTCTCCTCTCAATTGCCGCGCATCGTCGGCCCCAATGCCAGTCACAAAACCCGCCAATGCCGGTCAAGATAACGTCGGACTCTCTGCGGCACTTGGAAAAGCTGCACCTATCATCGCTTCTCATTCTGGCCTCGCAAGTAGCTGGGCTTTAGGGCGTGCGTCTCGATTAGGCCTTGGAGTGTGCTCGCCCTGACGCCAAGATCCCTTGCGGTTGCTCGCAATGCCCAGCCGCGGCGGCATAGCGCATCGGCCAGGATGGCCTTCCGCTCCTCGGCCTGCCGAGACTGCACGTCGCGCCAAAGGGGGGTGCGGAGCCTCATTTTTCGGCCCCGGCCAAGGGTTCACGCGATATCTCTTTGTGCTCCCCGGTGCGTGGATCAATCTCAACCATGGAAACCATGCACCCATCATCAAGATTTGATCCGTTAACGATATCGTCCTCCGTAATGTCCCTATGGGCCCCGTCGGCACCAATGATCATGATCTTAATAAGTCTCACAACGCCACCTGCGAAAGCACGAAGGCCGCGAGCCCCACAACGCTCGCGATGATGCACACCACGCCAGCGAAAAGCAGCTCAGAACGTCGAGCCCGGTGGAGCTTGGTTCTTTCCCAGGCGAGCTCGCGCTCGATTGCGTCTAGTTTGGCCCTTTGGGCGGCACCGTGGTCGGTGCGGTCGAGCAAGTCTGAGCGGTCGAGTTCGAGGTTCATTGTGAGGCCCCTAAAACTGGTTAACGGTGGAGAGCATATCTTGGCCGTCTTTTTGGCTGCGTGCTCCGCGGTAAACCGGGAGGCCAGTGTCAGCAAAAACGACAACGTATGTGAATAAATCGCTCTTGCGCCAAGCTGCCGCCTTTTTCCCTGCGCGACGAGCCGCATCGATCTTACGATGGCTGCTATCGATCCACGACTCAAGAACGTTGGCCCCGCTTTTGTCCCAGCGCGACATCCGAACCGCGTATTTGATCTTGCTCGTTGCCATCGCTCTCTCCTCTTTCTCTGCCAGCCCCTTGCTGACTTTGTTAATGTACGTCAGTACGTACACGAGAGCAAGGAAAATCGACGAGAAATATCTCGAAAAAGTACTTCTCGCCAAGCCCTCAAAATCACTGCGGAAAGTCAACCCCTAGGGCGCACAACAATGACTCGGCATGGCTTAAGGCGAGTGTGTTTTTCCCCCGGCGCAGGCGATCGAGCAGAGCGAGCGCGAGCGCCACAGAGCTCGTGCGGTCGATTTTTTGGCGTGGGTAGCAGCAGCCTGCGGGCATGTCTAGATGCCTGCGCACCGTGCCGCGACTAACGCCTAGGGTGCGGGCAATAAAGCCCAGCGAGTTGCCTTCATCCAAGAGCCTCTGCGCCTTGGCCGCGTCTATTTCTATGCGGGGGCGGCCTTTCATGATCTAAGCGCCCCCACGATCCGAAGTAGGCCGCGCGCGGCAATGTCGCGCCACACGGTGGCTGGCGAGCGGAGTCGTTGCTCGAGCAGAGTGGTTAGGTCTTTCACTCGGTGTGCGCGGCTCTCAATGTCAGACAAGGCGCTATATTCGTGCCCTTCACCGATCCGGTATCTATCCGCGGCCCACTTGGCAATGTAGGCCGCGTGGTCTCGCGCCTCCCGCAAAAGGTCGTCGGCCCCTGTAAACTCAATGTTTGTGCAGTAGCTACCACGGGGGGGATTCATGGAAGTAGGCTCCTTTGGGTGGGGGCGCTTAGTCGCCTTCGCGCAATCTCGAATGTCTTGGGGTCAAGCTCGCTTGTGATGCAGCGGCGCCCTTCCATTGCGCACGCAAGCGCGGTGGTGCCCGAGCCGCAAAACGGGTCAACTATCAGATCTCCGGGGCGGGAGTAGTCGCGGACAAGGGCGCGCATGAGATCGATCGGCTTGGCCCCACTAACGCCAACGTGTCCATGTCCATGTCGCACAGTGTTTGCCTGATACCACCCGGGCCGGGACCCGGACCCCATGAGATCCGCGCGCTTGTGGCGAGCGATCATGGCGTATTCGCAATGGGAGGCGGGGCCGTCGCCAGACATTCTAGGGGCCGCCCCGATTTTGCACCAAACAACGGGGGCAAACGTATAGAGGCCCACCGATCGGGCGTGATCTTCGTGTTGTCTCCATGTCAGGTGGCAGCCAAAAATAACGAGCCAATTCTTTGCCCTCTTGGCAAACTCAGAAACGAGCAACGAGCTATCATCATTGTCGATCGGCCGGTACCCCATGCCGTGGGCGGTCGTTGCGTCGTTTCCACTTCTAAACCCGTCCTCTACCCGTTGAGAGTAGGGCGGGTCACAGATCAACGAGTCGCACGAGTCAACATCCTCGAGCACCTCCCGCCAATCCCCGCACCGCAGATCGACAAGGCCGCCACATAAGATCTCTCGCTTCATCCCCTCCCCCCACATTCCCGGCACAATGCGCCGATAGTAGTCCATCCCGACACATATTCGATCTCGCCAGTCCCGCAGCAATGCGGGCACGCCTTAGGTGCAGCCAATAGCTGGCACGCTAGGCGGTAGGCCGTTTGAATGGTGGCGAATTGTATGGGGTCGCCTCCCTTGTCCGGGTGTAGCTCGTGAGCGAGCCTATCGCGGGCTGCTTTGGCCTGCTGTAGGGTGGCCGATTCTGGAAGGCCGAGAGTTGCGAGGGGGTTCATTTCCCCACCTTCAAATCCTTCGCCAACTGCTCAAGCTCCCCATCATCAAAAACAGTGCGGTGTGATCGGGCCAATGGGGCGACGCGCTCCCCCGAATGTACATATCGCCCGCGGGCCCGGTAGCTTTCCTGCGTGTATTGCTCGGGCTGAAATCGAGGCTTCTTGAGTGGGTCACGCTCTGGATTTGCGGGGTTCGGTGCAGGGCCCCATCCGTGGGTGCTATAGTGCCATTTTTGGCACAGGGTGCACCATTTGCGGGACTTGACCAGGGCGGCCGAGTATTGGGATTTCATTTTTTGCCCAACCCATCAAACCATTCTTGCCCGTAGTCTCTCACAAGGGCCTTCTCCATTTCTTTTATAAGGCTCTTGTATTCCGTCCCGCGTATGCTTCGCACGGTTTTTTTTCTCTTTCTTTTTAGGTTTGCGCAATACTGCCGAGGTCCACTGTTCACGATCTAACCCTCCAATATTTACCTTCGCGGGAGACTCTTATTTTTTTCGGAGCTTGAACACAAGAAAAAGAAGCCAATGCGTCTGATACTGTTCGTATGTTAGCAAGGCCATTGTTCTTGAACCATTGCCGGGCCTTGTCCGATGCAAAACCGCCGTGCTCTGGGCAAACGTAATCACTGTAAACCATGAGCCCGCATTGGTATTCGACTCTCAGGCAACGTGGCTTGCCTTCCTTTTGGTGCGCCACCCACTTCCACCAATCAACGTCCACTTCGTGAGAGCCGCCAGCCCCGCTCAGTATCGACGCGCTTGTTGCTTTGGTCTCGTGCTTTGCAACCATTGGCCTAGAAAAATCAGCCCCACACTCAGGGCAAACCCTGAGAGATACAAGCACGGGCTTGAAACAAACACCGCAGTTTTTAGTAACGGCCCTGTGGCAGTGCGGGCAAACATCCAGGCGCGGGTCGAATGTCTCGAAGCAATATGCACAGATCCTAGATCTCTTGGTCTCTGGTCTTCCTTCCCCGTCTATCGTTATCAGATCAACCGGGCCGTGCGTGGCAGTGTTCGCAGTGAAATCAAGGACCAGCGCGTCTGTCTTGCCGGGTGCGTTGCGCGTTATGCGCCCAACCATTTGCACCCATAGTCCTGGGCTCATTGTGGGCCTAAGGCACACAAGGCAGTCGGCGTTAGGGGCGTCAAATCCGGTCGTCAAAACACCTACAGACACAAGGCTCGATATTGTTCCCGCCCTAAAATCCTCGATCGCCTTGTCTCTTTCTTTTGGTGGTGTGTCCCCGACCACAACCATCGCGGTTTGTCCGCGAGAACGTATCTCCTCACACACCGCATTGGCGTGGTCTACTCCAACGCAAAAAACCAAGCGGCTCTTTTTGTGTGAGGCGATCCTGTCAACTTCGTCAAGAGCCGCCTTTGTTATGTCGCTCTTGTTCGCGGCTCTCTCGAGCTCGCCAGCGATAAACTCGCCACCGCGCTTTCCGACTCCGTTGGTGCTAATTTGTCCAGATCTCTTGACGGGGGCAGACGATATTTTGCACAGGTGGCCCTTTTCAATGAGTTCCTTGATCGATATGTGGTAGGCGATGTCTGTAAATATCGCCCCCTTTCCCTTGTGCAGAGCGCCAGAATCCATGCGAAAAGGTGTTGCGCTCATTCCCACAACCTTTAGGTGTGGATTGGACGCGTGAAGGTGAGAAAGGAGCTTGCGATACATGCTCTCGGAGTTTTTTGACAGAAGGTGGCATTCGTCGATCATGACAATCGACACAGATCCAAGATCGGTGCCCTTTTTGTAGACTGACTGGATCCCTGCGACTGTAACGCTTCCGATCTCACGCGAACCAAGCCCGGCGCTGTATATGCTCGCCTTCACCCCCATGGCCTCTAGCTTTGCTGCGTTTTGGGCCAGAAGTTCCTTGACGTGAGAGAGCAATAGGAATCTTTCGTCGGGCCATCTCGTCAGGGTCTCGGAAACGAAAGCCGCCTGAATGATGCTTTTGCCGGAACCAGTGGGCAGAGAAAGCACGGGGTTTCCGCTCTTGGTCTCGAAGTATTGGAACAACGAGTCAACGGCCTCTCTCTGGTAGTCCCTAAGGATCATCCGACAACTCTACCGCCTAGAATTTTGCGTGCGCTGTTGACAGCCGAGTTGCCGATTGCCTTGGGGTCTATAGCCCTAAGCTCTTTGCTTGAGAAGTGGTCCGCATCTATCCCCGGGAATCCAGTTGCGGCAACATTTGCAAACACTCGATTATCCGCTCGCATCTTGTAGCAAGCGTGGGTGCTATCTGCGCTCGTTTGCTCTGCGTATGGTATTAGGCCGCTCACAAAAACATGATCGTCGCACGAGAACCCATGCGATCCTATCTCTTTGTGGGCCTTGCCGGCGTCGCACTCCCACCTTCCGCCCTCTATTGGGCTCGCGTTTGTGCATGTCCGGCAACTAACGTCTGCGACCTTCTCCCCGTGACAGTTATCAAAGAACGGGCAAAACTTGCATTTGTAGAATGACGGATCGTTGCTGAGTTTTTCCGGTGGCGTCTTTTCTTTTATGATGCCGTTGGCCTTAAGCATTAGGGCCCTGAATGTCTTAGGCTCGAATTTGACTCGCTCGGCAACGATGCGATCGTCGTCCTTGCATACCGCCACATATAGTGCGCGCTCTAGCTCGGCCATACCCATGTAGACCTGTAGCTGCGCAAGATGCTCTGGCTTGATGCCGTTTTTCTCCATGGCATCGAATGACTTTTTGTTGTGGGTCTTGATTTCGAGAAGGTGTGGCTCTTTCGACTCGTGGAGGCCCTCGATTACGCCGTCGATACCGCCTGAAAAATGGCCATCGTGGGTGCTATAGCGAAACTGCTCTCCCTTGTCGTCTCTGTCGTAGACCCTGAAGCCGGCCGCACGAAGCTCCTCAATTATGCGTGCCTCTTCTCTGTGCCCTGTGCCAAACAGGCGCAATATTCTGCCCTCGTGCTTCTGTTCTGCTACAAATCGAAACCCATACCAGAGTCTACGCCGGCACTCTTCTCCGATCTGTGAGCCTCCAAGGTACGCCCTAGGCGCATCTTGTTTTTGTGTCGCATAGATCGCGTCAACGATTGCGTTGCGTAGCTCTGGCATGGGTCTCTCCTTTACTTCTTCCAGGGTGGGGCCTTCTTGGCTCCGTCTGTTGTTTGTTGTTGTTGTTGTTGTGACTTGGGCTTGTACCCCTTGATCTCATTCTTGAAAGATCCGGGCTTGTCGGATCTCTCTTCAACGACAACCTTCACGAGCATCGGCTTGTCGTGAAGCGATTCCGACATCTTGGGCATCATGACCCCGGTCGCGTGACAGATCGCGGACAATGTCGCGCGGGCAATCTTGACTGCTGTCTCATTTTTGTTGTTGAGGTTCAGCCGATCCCAAAGCAGGCGGCCCTTGTGCTCTCCGTCTTGGACTTCGATCGATAGCTGCAGGTAGCTACCATCACCCGACTTCGTTTCCTTTTCTTCCGACCCGACAATCATCGCCAGATACTCTCCCGCGGGGAGCGGCTCGTAGTCTGTTGATGGTGCTACCGTGTTTGCGTCAAATCCTTGTAGATCCATGGCTCAATCACTCCTTCACTGTTCTGGCCGCATCAAGCGCGGCCTGGTAATTAGACCAGATCAGCGGAATGCTATCTGGCAATCCATAACGGTTACCTGCGTCAAACGCCGGTCCACCGGTTAGGCGCAAAACTCTGTCACCAGTGCTAACGGCCCTGTGGCGGGTGGCGTCCATCTTGGTCTTTTCTGACTTTACGATTGTATCTAGCTGTGCGAACCCGATAACGTCTGCCCATTCTTGGATCATCTTTCCGACCAGCTTGGACAACTTGACCTGGTATCGGTCGTAGGCATCAGACATTGGGTCATCAAATCGTCTGATCTCTGAGTGAGCCAGCAATACAACGCCCATATTGCGCTGAGTCCTCAGGGCTCCTAGACCATCTAGACACTCGCGGAAGATATCGGCCGCAAACGAGTAGCCCTTGCCATAGCCGATCTTCTCGATTGACTTAACGTCATGGTCCGAACAGACCTGCTCTTGCGCTAGCTTCTCTGCCCAGTCGGCGGAATCAAGGACAACGGTTTGAAACCCGTGATCGCCCTCATACAGCGCCGATATGCAGGCCATCACGTCTGCCCACGTCTTGCACAGCGGAAAGGCACTTGAGTCGATGGAATCAAGTCCGTCCTCTGTTTGAATGAAAATTGGCGCGGGAGCCTGGCTAGCAAACGTGCTCTTGCCAATCTTGTGAGGGCCATAGATTAGCGTTCTGGGAGGAATTCCCGACCGCGTGGCCTTGATGTCTGTAAGATTCATTTCTTCACCTCTACCTTGATCTGCGACCGTCCAGGGGTCGCGGTTATGGTTTTCGCCAGCGCTGCATACTGCTCTGGAGAGTTGTCGCGGAACCATTTAAGGCCCGGTACGTCAAGCTCCTTTTTTGTTTTTACGGGTGGCGTTTCGATCTTGGAGGACTTGATCACGGCATCAAACGCCGTCCAATCAACGCGACGATTGACGACCGAACGAACGGTTACGGAGTAGCCATCTGCCTCGAGCGTTGTCTGGCCTTCATCGGGGGCGTGCACCATGATCGCGATCTGCTCTCCGATCGCAACTCGTGCTTCCGTTGCTGCGTCCTCTTTTTGTTTTGCTTCGGCGTAGGCCTTGGCGAGATCTGCTAGTGACTTGTGTTGCATCTCTTGCTCCTTGGTTTGTTGACTGACTTTGGCCGTTGTACTGTGGCCTTGGAGTTGTGTCAACAATTTTTAATTGACAACGTACTTTTTCGGAGTACAAGAGAAGCACGCTCTAAGGAGGGGCGAAAAATGATCACGAAACTAAAGATCGTTGTCGATAAGTCGGGATTGAAGCAACGCCACCTGGCGAACCTTGTGGGGGTTGATGAGTCAATCCTGTCAAGGATGATCCGGGGAGTGATTCCAATGCCAAAAGATGTGCGCAAGGGGCTGGCAAAGGCCTTGCGTGTACCTGTGGCAGATATAAGCGCAGACGAGGTTGCGTGATGGCCACACATGAAGATGTGTTTGCTGCGGCTCTATTGGCGTATGG